CCCTGGGTAGTTTGCGGTCGGGTCGGACGGCATCGAAAGATGCCCAACGATCCGATCTGAGGACGGGGAGCGTCCCCCCCAAGTGTTTGGTCGCACTTGGGGGTATGAGGGTAATTTACAGAATAGCAACCGAGCTGGATACGGTGAATTGGTGGACGTGGATCTAGGTTTTTGTGTAACTTAGGTGTGAGTGTAAAGGGGGTGAAACCGCAGCCCGAATAAGCTCACACGACGGATCCATGTATTAATACTTTTATTCTAGCCGGGCATTTAATAATTGAAAAAGATTACTGATGATGGTGTGTTTTCACAACACGCCCAAAACACAGGCCGATTACACGCCAAATCCATCAGTTGGGGGAGCCCACAGTAATATCTTTTTCCGACGGTTTAAATACCCGGGTAGACAATCGGAACCTGCGAAAGCAGTGCAACAGGAATAAGCTCACTGTTGTAGCACCATTCACTTCCAGGCAACTCTGTAAATGGCCCGAGATGTCGGCCTCACTCGGCACACGCGCGCAGCGGTGGGCATCGTACGATGCCCAACGTTAACACACACAAACACACAAAACAAGCTCATTAACATCATGTTAGAAACGACAAAGATGAAGAAATGCGGGTCACACCCAGACGTTAAAAGGGGAGCTGAGAAGGAACCTTTTCAAAGGTATCATGGTAAGTATGGCCGCTCTCGGAGGTCATACTTAAAACGAGGGTTCGGGCCAGACGGGGGCCGGGACCGTGCGGTGGCTCTAGTACATAGATTGTACGATGGCCTACGAGGTGCCGGAAGGCACCCAGTGCCACTAAACCCGTCGAAGATTCTGAACCACTTAGTGGCTACAGAGATAATTGATGGGCGGTACAGGGACACGGCTCAGGGTGGACTCGGGCTACCCTGTTCCTTGACAGCCTTTGCTTCAGCTTATCCGAATCAGCGGCATATATGTCGTTTTTACGAAAAACTGGGCGAACAGGGACTGCACGAGGACGACGCAAGGGGACCATCTGGTGGGATGACCCTTGCGGGAATGGTTTCTGCTTTACAGGAATGGGAGGCAGGAATTTTCACAGATCCAAAACCCAAGGTAGTGAGGCCACGGGGGATGGATTTGCATCAGGTAAACTGTAGAGGCGGTACTTTTGTATCGTATGACATTGTTTACCGAACCCGGTTGCGAGACGGGGCTCGCGAACAGATAATCGTTTATATTAACGATGAATCTAGCAATTTTGGACACTTTTGCGCAGTCACCTCGCTAAATGAAGCCGCAATGAAGCGGGAGATCGCAAAAGGGAAACAGAGGGCTAATTACGCGGATTTGGTGGCCGCTGATTCAGCTCGGGTGCCTGGGGAGAAAGTGCCGGTAGCTAGTAAGGTGGAACACATTGTGGCCCCTAATACAAGTAAGCCCGGCACATCGGGCAATAGCGGGAAGGCAGAGCCTCGTCACTTGCAAGAGCTAGACGTCCTCCTTGAGGAAGCGATAGCACAAGCGCAAGGGATGGATCAGCCTGAAAAGCACACATTTGATGTGTGCACCGGAAGCGAGGGAGATGAACCCGACGTATCACCAGAGTCGGATGAGGAAATTCTATTTCCCCCGCAGCCGGTCCAGGAACCAAAACCGATTCCGGTTCCCCGTAGGGTCCTTCGTGACTTGCACCATAAGGTCGAGTTTATTAAGACCCATAGCGCGACGCCCATTTTGAGCCACGAACCAGTCCGCGCATACGCATGCGCGGGGCTTGTCTCTGAGGGGTGCGTTGAGCATGATGATGCGAGTCACGAGGGGGGTGTGGGGTTGACTGAGCTACATCCAGAGGTATTGTCAAAGTTCAACTTCACGCGGCGTAGTTACTACTATGTCACGGCAGGAGTGGAGCCAGACGCGCTGGATGGGCGGTTTTTGACCAACGGTCAGTACAACCCTGCTTGGATAGCCACAATGCAGTTTGAGAACACGGCCTATACCCTGAAGTTTGTCGGGAACAAAGGGCCGTGTGATTATTACCACTTGTGTAAGGCTATTACTCTAAGGGCGAGAAAAGGGTTTTTCTCATGCCCCAAGTTTATTAGCGGGGCAATAAGCGAGGTGGGCGCCTGGGCCACGGAGATTGGATTGATTGCCCAGCCGCAGGCCACGATAAAGCACGTTACGAATTTACCGGATCGGGGGCTCCGAACAAGATCATTGAAGGGGGTGGCTGGTGCTTCTCGGGCGCGATGGGGGATGCACGCCCACCATGCGCCTGAGGATTTGCGCGGACCATACCACACCCTCTTTATTGAGAATGCCGATAATTCCAATTCCGATCCGAACGAGGTCTTGAAAGCTCTGAAATATGAGAAGGCCATGCTAGAGAAGGAACATGGAAAGAGAGGATATTGTGCACCCAAGATGAGCACACCAAAAACATGTGCATCATGTGGGGAGTCACCTCCAAAAGGCAAATATAAGTGGAAACACCGGCAGTGTAGAGACTGCCAGCGGAAGCTAAAATCTTGCGGCGCCATATCAACAATGGGCCAGCAGATTCAGCAGAATTTGACAGTGGCAAAGGGGCACCCCGGTTGCGTCCACTTGAATTCCTCTACCCTCCCTCCAAAGAAAGAGAAGTGGGCAAAGGTCCATATCCCGAAGGATGCAATTAAGGTACACAAGAGCGATGTGCCTTGGCTGAGACACACCGGGGATGGAACGAGCAAGATGCACTCTGTGGAGAAGGAGGATTTGTCGAAGATCGACATTACCTTAGAACGCCCAAAGCGAGAGTGTGTGCTCGCGGGAATTGGTGTCTCGGGTTGTTACCCAATGGTAACAAGGAAGGGTTTCTATGCTAGGATGCAGGCGTTGATCGGACGTGCGTACCTACAGAAGCCCGACTCTTCCTCTGCCGCGTGGGAAGTAATGGCAAAAATGAAACAGTGCTTGCTTCCCAACGATGCCCTTGATGGGGAAAGGTTTTCTATTGATTTTTGGCTCACCACAATGCCTTCACGACGCCGAAGAGCGTTGGAACGGGCACATAAGGAGTACAAGGATAGTGGGGGGTTACGGGACAAGGACTTAACTTTTTCAGCGTTTGTAAAACAAGAACTTCTTGCAGGGTATAAGAAGTTTGGTTGGGGCGACGCAAGACCATTAGAAGAGTCCATTGCCCGCATGATCATGGCACCGAAGGACAAGGCGCATATTGTCGCCGGTCCCGTGATTAAACCAAAGTTGGAACGCCTAAAACGGCATTGGGGCCCAGACAACTGGCTCTTCTATGGTGCCACTACACCAGAGAAGTTGCAGGGTTGGCTTGACTCCAGCATCACGGGTTGTGAAGATGGAGAAGTTTTCGCCTTTTGGTGTGACTACTCTATGTTTGACTGCACACACTCCGCGGAGAGCATGGATCTCGTTGAGAGTTTTTACTCGGAGATGAGGACGGACCCGGAGTTTGCACGTCTGATCAACGCGTGGCGTGCACCTAAAGGCAGAATGGGTGAGTTGTCCTACAAGGCTGCTATCATGCTGGCATCTGGCCGCGATGACACAAGCTTGATGAACGCCCTGTTGAACGGGTTAGTAATGGGCTTGTCTGTTGCAGCGGCTGTGGCAGGCGTGGAGCTTGAATCCCTGCAAAAGGAGCATTTGCGATTCGCGGAGTCACGTGTCCGAATCAGCATTTGCGGGGACGATACCTTGGGTTTCTTGCCTAAACATCTTTGGGTTGACCGAGCTCGGATAATGCGCGATATACAAGTGAACATCGCGCGTTTCGGCTTGGTCACCAAGCTTGATTGCACTAGCTTCCTCGGCAGTGCGGTTTACCTTGGGATGCGCCCCTACAATGTCCCTACCCCCACAGGGCGAAGATGGTTGTGGGGGCGCACAGTCGGACGGGCAGCATTCAAGCTAGGCTGGATGCTTGACCCGGCCAAGGGTGATGCCGCTGCGTGGGCCACCGGAGTTGCTGACTC